GGAGAAATCATCCTGACTGTAGCCAGGGAACTATTGGTGAATCCCATAACGCCGCCTCCTTTCTTTGCATACTTGTCGAAATACTTCTGGCCGTATTCGGCCCGCTGCTTCCGCCTTGCCTCGCTCTGGTCCGCGGGACGCTCGAACTGAAGGAGAACGATGTCGGATGCCTCTCGGACACTGACAGTCGTTCTCAGAACATTCAACACAGTCTTGTAGCCGGTGGAGAGTTCCTGCATCAGAAAACCGAGCTGCATCTCCAGGTCACCGATACTCTTCCCGGCGGCCTTGGCGTAGGCCAGCAGAGCGGCCTTTCGGCTGGGATATGTCCATTGAGCGAGACCATAGCCCGCCCGGTCATTGCCGAAATTGGCATAAGTGCCTCGGTCGACCATCTCGGTATACTCGGCGTCGGCCATACCCAACTTACCCTCATAGCTGTTCTGGAGATTGTTCGGGCGAAGCCCGCTTTCAGCGTAGAGATTTCCCATCAAACCGGCTGCCCCAGCATCGGTGAGCCCCTGCGCTTTCAGATACTCCCAAATCGTCTTCTCGGACATAGCATCACCCTCTCGTGTTCCATCTTCTCTTGTTCGCCGCATTGAGTCTCTTGTTGTAGGCGATCTGCTCCGCCCGGGGAATCTTCTGCGGCTTCTGACTCTTTGCATTGCAGACGTTGATAAGCGTGAGCAGCCGGTTCAAATGCCACTTCTGACATTCAAAAGGGATGCCGTGGCAGATCATCCAGTAGTAGATGATTTCGGAAGTTACTTTCGGTTCACTGGCCGTACTCTTCTTCATGTTGTGAAAAGTGGTGGCCGTCATGGAAGCATCGATATAGGCTTCTACCTCCCGCAAAATAGCCGGGGTGATTGCCTTATAAACAGAGGAGTCCACATTCTGTGTCAAGGTCATGCACCGGACGTAGTCAATGGACTCCTCCATCGTTCTCCTCTTCTTTGACAAAAACGGCTTGTGCCATTTCGACTCCCATTTTGAAAGTGAGACCAGCGAATGCTCCAATCGAAGCGTCTGCTCTTTTACATGGATGAAATTTTCGACGCCGTCAAACAGCTCGGTTTCAGGAATCGTGATTTCCAGCATTTCCGGTCTCCTTTAATAGGGGTCAGGCCGGAGACAGCGTGTCAGAACTGTCGGGGAGGGCAGGAGTCTCAGCACTGGGCTCCTCATCCGTCTTGGCCGGGATGATGCCGGCGACGAAATCGCTGGCGGCCTGGGCGTTGGTGGCCAGCTCCATAAACAACTGGCTGTACGCCTCCGTCTGAACAAAGGCGTCGCGGACCTCCTGGTTCTTGATGAACCGGCGGCCATCGGGGGACTTCACGCCGTAGGACTTGAGGATGATGTCCTTCATCGTGTCGATGATCTGCCGGCCGTTCTGCGCCTGGACGACACGGTTAATCATCGCGGTGAGGCCGCCGTCCACAGAGAGCTCCAGCTCGGTCACCTCGGCCTGGGTCAGATTGAAGTAGTGATCCTCGGTGCGGGGATTGCCGTTGTAGTCGACAAACTTAAAGGTCTTTTTCAGCATTGGGAGATTCTCCTTTCAAAAATTAAAGAAAGCGGAGCCCTCGGTGAAGAGAGCCCCGCTTTGCAGGGTACAGGGATGTTGCGCAGTAAATCAGCCGACGGGCGGAACTTCCTTGAAGAACTCGATGACCTCCTCGGGCATCGGCAGCCGGGACTCGATGGCGGCGTTATCGCCGTCGGCATCCTTGCCGTAGATGATGTCCTCGAAGGCGGCCAGCTTGGCCTTGTCGGTCTTGGTGGAGTCGATGGTCATGTGGGCGGTGGCCTTGTAGCCGGGGACGTCCACGGGGGTGGTGGTCAGAGACCAGCTCATAGCGGTGGCCTCAGGGCTGTCGTTGACGGTCTGGCGGTTCTTCTCGGAGGGAGACGCCTGAGCCCCATAGACCAGATGGAGCTTATAGCCGTAGTTCTGGCCGACCACATCGTTGCCAATCAGGGTGCGGTAAGACAGGCCGAACATCTTGCGGATCTGCTGGCCGATGGTCACACCAGGGGCGACCTCGGCGGAGCCGTCGCACTCCTCGAACTCGGGGGGATAGGTGTAGGCCTCCACGGTGGCGCCGAAGTCCTCGGCGGACATCAGGTTGAGGTACTTGATGTTGTCGGCCCAGACGGCGTTGGGCTCGCCGCCGGAGGGGGTCTCGTTGACAGCAGACAGACCGTTCCAGGGCACACCCTTGGCATACTTGCCGTTGTTGCCCATGGGGAACAGGACGCCGTGATCCAGGCCAGTCTCAAACAGGCGCTCGCCGATCTGGTCCCATTTCATTCTACTCATTGTCGATTTCCTCCTTTATAAGGTTAGAAGTATAGGGTGAACACGTCATGGTGCAGGTTGTCCGCTGTAAAATGGCGTTCGTGAACGCACATCGGCAGCAGCGCAACTTTTTTGGGCAGGTCACTGTCAGGGTTCCTATAAATGAGAGTCACCTGATAGCAGTCGTGCAGCAAATAAGGCTGATTGTTGGCAAACGTTGGTTTCATGAGCTTCCGCTCATAGACGATGCAGTCATATTCCATCTCCACATCAGCAGGGGGCTGGAAATAGGCCCGGCATTCATCGCCTCTGTCAGGACAATCGAGGATGTTACACAGATTTTCGTGAAGTTCGATTCTTCTTTCCGTTGTAGACACCCCCAATCGTCAAGATCAGCCTCGGATACTGTACTTCCACTTTGGTCACTTTCCATCTCGTGCCCATAAACCCGACATAGCGCATCCGGTAGAAGTTCTGATAGGCAAATGGATCGGCGACTATGCTGATCTCATTTGCAACGTTGACGTTGTCGTTGAGCGTTTCGGCAGATTGAAGAAGCCCGGTGTTCCGAAGCAGGTCACCGCTATACATCCGTTCGGTGATCTTTTCCTCGTGAACGCCGGGCGCTGTCTCAACCGTATCAGCATAGCCTACCGGTCCATAAAATTTTGCCATTTTGAACTTTCTCCCTTAGGCGGCCGCGCCAGAAGCAGGCTTCACGGGCTCCTCCAGGGCGATGGCAGACCACAGCCGGTGCAGAGCGCCGGACAGACGGGTCTCGATCAGGTACTTCTCCTGGTTGAAGTCGATGTCGAACTGGTTGAAGCGGGTGATCTCGCCGCCCTTGGTGGAACCGACGGTGTAGTCGGCCAGGTTGACGAAGAGGCCCAGGAGCTTGTGCTGGACGTTGTCCTTGTCGGTGCGGGCCAGGCCCTCGAACTGCTCGGCGGTGTAAATGTTGTCGACGTTCAGGGCAGCGGCCAGGTCGGCCTTGGAGTTGTAGATGCGGCGGCCGTTCATATCGCGCGCCAGCAGCATCACGTTGACCAGATGCGGCGTGCAGAACAGATCGGGCGTGCCGGTGCCCTTGAACTTCTCACGGGAGTACAGGGCGGCGGTGATGATGGCCTCGGCGTAGATGTAGTTCTCGCCGAAGTTCATGTCGGTGCGGGAGCCCTGGATCTCATTCCGGGCGGCCTCGATATCCACGTCATAGTGGATAGTGTAGAGGTCATCGTCGTTCCAGATGGAGCGGATGTGCTCCTCGGAGATCTTCTGCTCGTCGGCCTCGTCACGGCCGTCACCGATCATGATGGCAATGGCGATCTCCTCGTTGAGGGCCATCTTCATGACGCCGTACTGGTAGTTGACCACATCGAAATCGGTGATGTCGATGATGTCGTCCCGGTGCATGGAATCCCGGATGTAGATGGTCTGGGGGTCGGTGGTGCGCTTCATGAGCTTCATGTTACCGGAGGGAGTCTTGCGCTTGCCCTTCTGGTAACCATGGGCCCGGATGTCGTCGCCGCGGGCATCCATGTTCTTGGTGCGGATGCGGCTGATAGGGCTCTTGTGGACCTTGCTCATGACCACGCCGACCCAGCCCTGGTCCCGGGTGATGAGCTCGGGAGCGCCGGTCTTCAGATCCTTGTACTCGGGGAACAGAGCCTCGATGTCGTCGATGCCATGCTTGAGGGTGTCGCTGTTCTGCTCGGCATAGAGCTTCAGGGCGCCCTGAAAGGTGCCGACGCTCTTCGTCTTGGCGCTGGCGATAATCTCCATCTGGGCGGAGTGGCTCAGGGTAACACCCTGAACCTCGTCAGGCTTGTCGAAAACGTTGTGCTTCATGATGTTGTCTCCTCCTTCAGGATTGTCAGAATGTTTGACGGTGCCTTCCGCTCCGTCAGGCTTGGGGTCAGAGCCGGGCTGGGGATCTTTGGCCATGGCGGCCCCAATGTAGCCGTACATGACCCGCTTCTGCTCATCGGTCATGCTGTCGACCACGTCTTTCAAGCTGTCGCCGCCCTTATCGTTGGGCTTGGGGGCGCTCTTAGGGGGATTGGAGCCGGAGTCGCCGCCCTCGTCGGAGTGGCAGAGACTGATGGGTTCGCCGGTTCCGATGATGACCTCCTGCTCGGCGCCCTCGCCATGGGCCAGATCCACAAAG